TGATGAAACTTTATCGCCATCAGAAAAGAAACTTGTCAATCAAATGTATGATAAGAAAGGTAACCTTACTGCTATTGGTAAAAAGGTTATGAACCACGGTAAAAAGCCTGGTGATAAAGGTTACGTAGAATCAAATCTTGATGAGCAAGCTACAGAGTTTTTAGAAAAATACACGGCACCAACGCCTGAAGAAATCAAAAAGGACAAAGAACGTGATCGCAAAGCAAGCGGTAAACAGCGTCCTTCAATGAGTGCTAAATCTGCAACAAAGAAAACATATGGCGGTATGATGGGCGGTCTTAAAGCAGGCTATGGCGAAGAAAAAAGCTCAAAGAAACATATCAATACTAAACCAACTATTGATGAAGATGAAAAAGAAAATTTGGCTAAACACGCGGCTCAAGCAATTGCAAAGAAAAAAGCTGCGGGTGAAATGGATGAATATTCTGATAAACCAACAAAAGCAAAACCTAGATATAAAGAAATGCGTAATGAGGCATCATGTGGTGCTGGCGAGCAAGGTACCAACGAGCTTACTAAAAAATACAAAAAAGATACACCAATGGAAAGTATTCCACCGGAAGTTGTAGGCGCAGCGCTTGCCGCGCCAATGGTTGCCCAAGGTGCCAAAGCTGCAGCTAAAGGCGCATTTAAAATGGCTAAAAAAGTTATGGCAAAGAGAAGAGCTAAAAAATGATATCTTTTAAAAAATTCATAGCTGAAGAAACACTTAATGAAAGTGCACTTAAAGCTTTACGTGTTGCTACTGCAGCTCATTCAGGGCAAACACGTAAAAGCGGTGGTAAATACATTGAGCATCCAAAAGAAGTTGCTAGGTTCGTACAAAAGTTTAAAAAATCAAACAATCTTTCTGCATTAGTACAAGCAGCATATTTGCATGATACTATTGAAGATACTGATACTACATATGCAGATTTGGTTAAACAGTTTGGCGCTCTTGTAGCTGATATGGTTCAGGAATTAACAACTGATAAGGCTGCATCTGATGCGATTGGTAAAGGCGAATACATTGCTAATAAGATGGCTAAAATGTCAAGCTGGTCATTAGTTATTAAACTTGCGGATAGATTAGCAAATGTACAAGACATTGATACGCGGCCTGCAGATTTTCAAAAGAAATACGCTGCACAGACTGCGCTTGCTATTAAACGTCTTCGTAGCGATAGATATTTGAGCAAAACACATAATAAGATCATTACGGCGATTGAAAAAAAGATTAAAGAGTATGTATAGTTTTAAACAATATATGTCAGAAGGTCTTAAGATCAAACTCATTAGAGGTAAGACCCAAGATGTCTTAAAAATAAAAGACAGCAATGAAAAATCTTGGGTTGAAGTTCGCGGCAAACCTGGATTTGAAACTAAGTATGACGCAAAAGATCCTTTACATAAAGCAATTGCAGCTTTGCGGAAATCTGTTAATGTATCAGAACTTGTGAATGGCGAACCTGTAGGTATTAACCCAAAACACCCCGACGGTAAAAAAGCGTTGGCAGCAATAAAGAAGTTGATGAAATGAAAAACTTTAAATCTTTTTTAGAATCAAAAGACGAATACGATAACGAAGGTAGTATGGCTAAGACTCAGCTTCGTACTATGATCGATGCAGCTCAAGCACTACACGATATGCTTGAAGATGATGAGAACATGCCAGAGTGGGTTCAAGGTAAGATCACTAAAGCTACCGATTATATCGACACAGCTCGTGACTACATGGAATCTCAAGAAAAAGAAACAGGGCAAGTTGATGAAGGTTCAGAAACATGGGAAGCAGGATATAAGCGCCGTGTTGTTAAAACTACTAAACCTGAGCATAAAGAAGACGGAAAAAATTGGAGAATTAAAGGTAAGGATAGACCTAATATTTCCATTAAGCTATATAAAGAAAAGCCATCACAGGCAGAATTTAATAAACAAATGCGAAGAGTCGCAGGTCACGAGTTTGGAGGTTAACCTATGAATAAGGGATCAAAATCAGAAGAGCACTTAGCAGTTATTGCGGAATGGATGAAATCCGAAGATTGTGTACAAATTAAGTTTCACAGTAGCAAAAAGCTCGCGGCAATTAAGTGGGTGGAATACCATCTTGAAGATTACAGATGGAAATTTAAAAAGTGGACTGATCTCCACGAGCACTCAATGTACTTTAAGACTGCAAGAGATGCAGCGTTGTTTACAACAAGATGTTTAGACAGCAAGGAAGATAGATTATGAAAACCTTTATAAAGCATAACTTACACGAAGGAATTATATACCATTTAGAAAACGAAATACCACTTGCAGAGTGCGTGTATAGACCGCACAGCAAATCGTTTTACAATTTTTTTATTGAAGCGCGTAAGTTATTCAAAGAAGGTATCATAAACCCATCTAATTATTTCGATAAAGACCTATTAGAAACAAATATAGGTGAACACGATATTTACGAAGGACGGCGAGTTCCACTTGACATTCCCATGTTGGAAGGGGAAGAAAAAGATGTTGAGCTCAATAAGCCACAAAGAGGTGGTCCCAAAAAGTTCTATGTGTACGTGAAAGATGGGGATAAAGTCAAAAAAGTAACCTTTGGGGATACGTCCGGTTTGGCCGTAAACTTTGATGATAAAGAGGCACGCAAGTCTTTCGCAGCTCGCCACCAATGTCATTTAAAAAACGATAAAACTAAAGCTGGATATTGGTCTTGCCGTTTACCTCGATATGCGAATGAATTAGGATTAAAAAATGGAGGCTCGTTCTTTTGGTAAAACCATATTATGATGAACACTTGACTGATAACCAATGGATAAGAATATTTAACCCGTATAATACAACAAACGATGATTATGTTTGGCACAGAGATAAGCATAATAGGGTGTTTACAGTTTTAGACGGAGACGATTGGAAAATACAATTTGATGATGAACTGCCTACTGTTATAAATAAACGTGATACAATAGAAATACCTAAAATGGTTTATCACAGGATTATACCTGGAAGAAACAAGTTAAGGATAATAATAAATGAAGACGTTTAAATCACACATGACTGAGCACGAGATGCAGCTCGCACTCGTATGGGAACATATGCACGAAGAAAATATTGACCCAGATGATTTAACTGAAGAAGAGTTAAATGAAATCATCGGTAAAGTAATCGGTGGTGCTGCAAAACTTGCGGCTAAAGGTATACGCCGTGGTCTTGTTAATAAACAAGGAAACCTTAGGGTTTCTCGCGCTGGGCGTAACGATGCAAGACAGGCAAAAGCTGACGCATTTAAACGCAAACAAAAAGAATTGAAACGCGCAACCGATACTCGCAATGATCTTAAAAAAGCAAGATCCGATTATCAAGCTGCTCGCAAACAAGCAAGACAATCTAGACAACAATCTAATCCATAAAAAAGGAAAACACAATGGACTTTGCATCATCATTTAAATCCAAGTTGTTGGATGCTTTGGAAGAAAAGAAAATGGATCCAGTTGGACAAGCTGACGCCGACATTGATAACGATGGCGACGTAGACGATTCTGATGAATATCTTCACAAGCGCCGTAAAGCAATTAAAAAGGCTATGAAGGAAGAACAAGAACTTCGTGACGCCGATTAAGTTTATAAATAAATCAAGAAACCCAAATAAGGAGATATAAAAAAATGGCACTTTGGGGAAAAACTGATACATTAGCTTCTGTACCAAAATGGTTAGAAGACTCTGCGTCAAACACAAACAAATCAAACGATCGCGATAACGCAATCTTTGTCGACCTTACAGAAGCTGGAATTGCAGCTAACAGAGCTAAAGGTATTACTGGCCCAGGTTGGTGGTTGTATCATACATCAAACAGCCGTCACTATGCAGAATGCTTGGTACCGATGAAAGTAACCGCAGTTGCTGCTGGAGACGCTGGTGTAACAGGTAATACTGCAATTGAAGATACTATTGTAGCTGACGCATAAAGTAAAGAAAATATAATATGAAATTAACAGAATCAACCTTTCTGTTATTTGCATCTAAATATTACGACAATCCACAATGCTCAGATGTATCAGAGTTTGAGGAAGACCTAAAACGGTTTCAATATTTACGCAAATTATTTGGAAGATATAGACAAGATAATGATTTGAAAGAAAGGTTGATTCTAAACCACTTGATAATTATCTATAATATGTTTGGGCCTGAGGCGACTCATATGTTATTCATGAAACTTGAAGAATATCATGAATATATTAAGCCGTTTGTTGAATACTTAAACTACATGCCTACAGAAGTAATATATGACGATCGTATAATAGGTAAAGATAATATTATAGCTGATTCAGTTATAGAAGAAAAACTTAAAGGAATATGATCTTATGATCGTTGATCTATTTTTAGTATACCAATTCATCCGTCGCCTTGCGACTCCATTTAATAAATGGGAAGCATATAAACTTGGCATCATTGATGAAAAAGGTAAGGTCCTAATTAAATCAAAAGATTTTACTAAGGCCGCTCAACGTAAAGCGTGGGGCGTCTTTGATAGGATGATAGCCAATCTTAAAAAGTTGTTGGCTAAAGTACCTGGGGGTAGTTCTAGGTTTGCATCTTATGCTGCAGCCTTGTTTCTAATCAAAGAATATAAACATTTTACTGATGAAACTACTCTTACAGAAGAATTGACTGATAAACAATTAGATGAATCAATACAATTATTTTATAGTAGATATACTCATTATACCACACTTGCAGAAGATGTCAATAGCGATCTTTTAGAAAAGTTAAAAAAGTCTGATGATATGGGCGATTGGATTAAAGATTTCTATAAATCTGATGCTCCGCAATTTAAAGGCAAATCAAAAGACGAAAGACGTAAAATGGCTATTGCCGCTAAGCTATCAGCAAACGAATCGTTAGAAGAAGCCGCCAAACCGCGTTGGAAAAGAGCAGGCACTGATGGCGAAATAGAAGCTACTATTGGTGGTAAGAAATACAAAATAGAAAAAGCTTTAGATAGTAACGAACGCCATAAAGGTGAATGGAAAGTTATGGTTTGGGATAAACGTGACTGGGAGTGGGAAACAACTGAATATGGCAAAGCAAATGCCAAAGAATGGATTATGAATAGACTAAAAGAAGATACACCAGTTAATAACGTTGGAGATGGAAATATTGCAGGTATGGATGGCAGTGCTATGTCAAAATCTGCTCAGAAAAAATGGACATCAAAAAATAAAACTAAAAAACGTAAAACACTGAGAGATATTATTGGAGACACATTATGATTACATTAGAACAATTTAGCGCAATGATACCAAAAAATAAAGACCCAGAAGCTTGGTATGAAGCCGCTGTACCTGCGTTTGAAAAATATGATATTACTACAACAAATAGAATTGCTGGATTTATGGCGCAATGTGCTCATGAGTCTTTGGATTTTACAAGACTTGAAGAAAACTTAAACTATAGTGAGAAAGCACTTAATGGTGTATTTGGGCGCTACTTTGGAAAAGGCAAACGAAATGCTAAAGAATATGCGCGTAATCCTGAAAAAATTGCAAACTATGTTTACCAAGATGAATTCCGTAGCAAACGAGGCGCTATGGGTAACACCAATGCCGGTGATGGGTGGAGATTTAGGGGCCGCGGCATTAAGCAACTTACAGGTAGAAACAATTATACAGCGTTTGGAAAATCAGTCGGCATGTCCGCCGAAGAAGCAGCAGACTACGTTGCAACCGAACGAGGAGCACTAGAGTCAGCATGTTGGTTTTGGGCAACAAACAAACTAGACAAATGGGCTGATAAAGGTGACATCAAAGGATTAACTAAAAAGATTAATGGTGGTACTATTGGGCTTGAAGATCGTACTCGTCGTTGGGAAGAAGCATTAGCTATTCTTGGCGGAAAAGTTTCAGCGCCAAAACCGGCAAAGAAATCTGCACCAGCAAAATCTCGTACTTTGCGTAAAGGTATGAAAGGCGACGATGTTGCTAAAATGCAAAAAGCCTTAGGTATTACTGCAGATGGAGATTTTGGGTTTGGTACGCAAACATCAGTCAAAAAATGGCAAAAACTTAACGGTTTAGTTGCAGATGGCATTGTAGGCCCGGCAACCCAAGCCAAAATGTTTTAATTAATAAATAATACACAGATAACTTAACAAGGAGAAAAAACATGTCTTTAGAAAAGATTGTTCAGGAAGCCGTCGAGGCACGTCCACTTGGTTTAAAAGAAGCGTTTGAAGAAGAAATGGAAAAACGCATTCTCGCCGCACTCGAAGAAAAAGCAACAGCTGCTATGATGGAAGCAGATGAAGATGACGACGAGGACGAAGATGATGAAGATCAGGACGACGAAGACGACGAAGATGAGGATGAGGAAGAGGACTAAGCTTGGCTAGACTCTATCTAATTTTAATCATATTAGGTATTTTAGGTGGTGGTGGTTTCGCGGCAAAATCATATTTTGATTGGTCCCAGGAAACTATCACCACTTTGCGTACAAACAATGTAAAACTTCAGGATGCTGCAGAAACTCTGCAAAACACTGTTGACCGAATGGTTGCGGATGCGGCACGGAATGAAGAACTAAATAAAAATTTAACTCAACAATTGCAACAATCGCAGGAGCATTTAACCAAACTTAGAGGTGTTTTTGCAAAAATTGATTTGACTATGGAAGCGCTCACTGATGCGCAAAATTTGGAGGAAAGGGTAAACAATGCAGTTGAAAAACTTATTGAAAGAATTGCCGACGAAACTGATCCTAATCCTAGTACCGCTGACGATGCTGACGGCGTGCCTGGGGAGGACTCCGGAGCCGACGGTAGTAACACAAACTGAATATGTAGAACAAAATGTTCCAATTCAATCAAGGCCAGGTAAAGTAGATTTCCCACCAGTTGAGTGGTATGTTGTCACAGAAGAAAACCTTGATGAAAAAATCCAAGAATTAAAATCAAGTACAGGAAACGTAGTATTTTTTGCTATATCCGCTAAAGGTTATGAAAACCTTGCAATTGGAATTGGCGATCTTAGAAGATATATAAAAGAGCAACAAGCCATAATTGGCTACTATGAAGAGGCACTTTCTGAATAAATAGATATTGACAAAATAATGCAACTGTGATAAAGTTAAGGGGTAATATGGTCGTTACCCCTTTTTTAATTGTAACAGTATGGAGTTCGCCATCAGCCTCCTAAACAAAAAAAAGGCAAAAAGGATAGTAAATTGGCAAATATAAAGTCAAACTGGGAAACGGATATCGCCTTAATTAAATCAGATATCAAACAAATACAGAAGTTTTTTGCGCGTGTAGAAGATTCAATGGACGTCATGGTCGAGCTGTCAAAGAATGTTGCAGTTCAGTCAGAAGTCATTGAAAATACTAAACAAAAGTTAGAAGATGTCGAAAGGCTTTGCGAAGAAACAAAGCGCACAGACGAATTGAGACTGAATGTTCTTTCAGATCGGCTTGAAGAGTATAGGCGATCTTCACGAGAGGATCATCAGCGTTTGGCAGATCATAACGCATCCAAAAGAAGTGATAACGTTAAAGAAATATTAGATAAAATCGACAACATGGAAAAAGCAGTACATCAAAGAATTAATGACCAGCAGAAAAAGATTAATCATCTTGAAAACTGGCGTTATTATATGATGGGTGTTGGTGCCGTTGTTGTAGTTTTGTTAGCGAGGGTAAATTGGCCTACATTATTTGGTTGACATTTGGGCCTGATCCAATTATAATTTAATAATATGGAATCAGATTGAGCTTTTTATTATGGTAGATTTTACAGAACTAAAGTATGCACAAATGCTATCTGGGCGTTTGGAAAACTTTAGGATACGTAACACAAATCCTTACAAAATTAACTTTCGGTGCCCAGTTTGTGGGGACTCCCAGAAGTCACGGTCTAAAAGCCGTGGATGGCTTCTAGAGTCCAAGAATGCGTTTCATTATTACTGCCACAACTGTGGAGCCAGCCAAGGTTTTTCGTTCTTTTTAAAGAGCATAGATCAGCTACTGTATAATGATTACGTGGCTGAAAAGTTTATGGCTAATACTTCAATAAAAGATTCGGAACCTGACGCGAATCAGTTTAAGACTGAAGTTCCAAAGTTTAATAAAACTAATCCTTTATCAAAAATTAAAAAGGTAAGCCAACTTAAATACGACCATCCTATTAAGAAATATATCGAAAAGCGTAAGATACCAACTAAACACCATTACCGTTTATATTTTGCAAAAAAGTTTAAAACATGGATTAACGAAATTATTCCCAACAAATTTGAAAATGTCGGTAAAGACGAACCGCGATTGGTAATACCTTTCTTGGATCAACACGGTAAATGTTTTGGCGTATCTGCTCGTGGTTTTGATCCTAAGGGGATTAGATATATAACTATAATGTTTGATGAAAGGCCGAAGATTTTTGGTCTTGACACAGTTAACTTTGCCCAACCTTATTATATCGTTGAAGGCGCTATAGACAGTTTCTTTCTTGAAAACGCTATTGCTATGAACGGTGCTGAAGGTAACGGCAACGCGGCTGGAGATAACGCAATATATGTGTTTGACGCAGAACCAAGAAATAAAGAAATACACAAAAGAATGGAAAAGGTTATTAAAGCAGGCTACAAGGTTTGCATATGGCCAACTGATGTTCCAGGTAAAGATATTAATGAAATCTATTTAGCAGGACTTGATCCTGAAAAGTTGATTGAAGATAACACTTACCAAGGATTACAAGCAGAATTGAAACTCAGCGCATGGCGCAAATCATAAGGATATAAAATGCAAGTTAGATTAATCGGATATACTCAACCAGCTACAGGAGAAATCATCGGATTGGATGATGTTCAAGATATGATTGCGTATTGTGCAAGAGTATCAAACCCAAGCAACCAATTGAACCAAGAAACTGCTCCTAAACTTTTGGCGTACCTTGCTAAACATGCGCATTGGTCACCGTTTGAAATGGCAAATGCTACTATGGAAATTGAAACAACTCGTGATATTGCACGCCAGATGTTACGTCACCGTTCTTTTGCTTTTCAAGAATTTAGTCAACGATACGCAGATCCTGCTCTTATGGGTAACCAATTTGTATTACGTGAAGCGCGTTTGCAAGATACTAAAAATCGCCAAAACAGTATTGCCAATGATGACGAACGTTTGCAAATGTTGTGGGACTCAAAACAAGGTGAAGTTATTCGTGCTGCAGAAGCTGCATATAAATGGGCAATTGAAAATGGTATCGCTAAAGAACAGGCTCGAGCAGTTTTACCTGAAGGTAATACTATTAGTCGTTTGTATATGCAAGGATCTATTCGGTCTTGGATCCATTACATCGAGTTGCGCGCGTCAAATGGTACTCAGCAAGAACATATGGATATTGCGTCTGAATGCGCAAAGGCTATATCCAAAATATTCCCGTTAATTGATACCTATGTTTAAAAATAAAAATAAAAAAAGTTTAAATATTGCCCAAAAACAGAAACCTAAATGAATAAATATCCCTACAATTTGACATCTATAGTTAAAGAATATCCCTTAGCCACAATATATTGATCCGATTAAGTCGGGATGTATATCTTTGGCTTTAGCACAAACACATAAGAAAGAGGACCGATGATGCTACAATCAACACCACCAGAAATTTTAAGACGAGTTAATTACGTTACTAAACGCGATGGTACTACCGAATCTTATGATGAAAATAAAATTAGTACTGCAGTATCTAAAGCTATGAAAACCGTTGGTATGCGCAGTAAAATGCTTCCTGGTGAAGTTGCATTAGAAGTTACTGATATGTTGAATAATGACGACGAAGCAGACATCCAAGTTGATGTTGATACCGTACATCAAAAGGTTGAAAACGTAATTATGGATATGGGATTACATGACCTTGCCCGTGAGTATATCCTATTCCGTTTTAATAACCAACCAAACATCTTTCGTAAAAGAACAAATCTAAAGCCATACGAATATCCGCAGGTGGTTGAGTTTACTGATGCGATCCGCCATTCATATTGGGTTCATACTGAGTTCAATTACTCGTCAGATATTCAAGATATGAAAGTTCGCATGACACCTGAAGAGGTTGATATTGTAAAGAAAGCAATGTTGGCTATCTCTCAAATTGAAGTTGCAGTTAAATCGTTTTGGGCTAAGATTGGTGATAAGTTTCCAAAACCGGAAATACAAGCGGTTGGTGTAACCTTTGGCGAGTCTGAAGTACGCCACGCAGACGCATATTCAAACCTTATTGAGATTATGGGACTCAATGAAGAGTTTGCAAAAGTTGTAGAAGTACCTGCTATGAAAAAGCGTATTGCTTATCTTGAGCAATCAATTGCTGCACCCGTTGATGATAAAGACTATTTCCATAAAATTATTCTATTCTCGATGTTTGTTGAAAACGTGTCATTGTTTAGTCAGTTCTTAATTATGATGGCGTTTAACAAACATAAGAACGTGCTCAAAGGTATTTCCAACGCCGTTGAAGCAACATCAAAAGAAGAAGATATCCATGCTCGTTTCGGATTTGAGCTTGTAAATATTATCCGCGAAGAAAACCCAGAGTGGTTTGATAAAGACACAATTAATGAAGTGAATAGACTTTGCCGTGATGCCTTCAAGGCTGAGTCTGCTATCGTCGACTGGATCTATGGCGATTCTGACCTAGACTTTTTGCCGAAAGCAACTGTTAAAGAATTCCTAAAACATCGTTTCAATCAATCATTAACAGCTATAGACATGAAGCCTTTATACGAGGTAGATCAAAAAGCGGTAGAAAGTACCGACTGGTTTATTGAAGAAATTTTGAGCACAAAGAATGTTGATTTCTTTGTCAAACGTAGTACAGCATATTCTAAAAAGACTAAAGCATTCACTGAAGACGATCTATTTTAATAAGGAAAAAACATGAAAGATTTTTATTGGTTAAACGAGGACTCTCGTACATTTTTGTCGCGCGGTTATCTTAGCGAAGGTGAAACTCCTGAGAGCCGTATCCGTGATATTGCAAACAAAGCAGAAGAGTATTTAAACGAGCCAGGATTTGCAGACAAGTTTTATGAATACATGGCTCGTGGCTTTTATTCTTTAGCTTCGCCAGTATGGGCTAACTATGGTAAGGAACGTGGTTTGCCCGTGTCATGTTTTGGATCTTATATTGACGATAGTATGCAAGCTATCTTATTTGGACATGCTGAAAACGGTATGCTAATGAAAAACGGTGGTGGAACGTCAGGTTATTTTGGTAACATCCGCCACCGTGGTGCTCCCATAAGAGACTCAGGAGAGTCGTCGGGTTCAGTACACTTTATGCAAATGTATGATACACTTGCGTCTGTTGTATCACAAGGTTCTGTTCGTCGTGGTTTCTTTGCTGCATATCAAGATATAGAACATCCTGACGCTGATGAATTTTTGGACATTGGTACAGAAGGTAATCCTATTCAAGGTTTAACAACTGGTATTAC